CTCCGCTAACATTGTCAGCCAATGCCCCCTTGCCTATAGCTACATTTCCACCGCCCGTGGTGTTATCTCGCAGAGCTTCGTTTCCTACTGCGGTATTGGGTGTGCCTGTAGTATTGCTATACCCAGCCTGATACCCCACAGCGGTGTTGTTGGATGCGGTGGTGTTGTTGATTAGTGCGTTATGCCCCGAAGCGACATTGCCGCTTCCGGTGGTGTTGTAGAACAAGGCTTGCTTGCCCATTGCGATATTGTTGCTGCCTATTGTGGTAGAATATGCAGCTTGATAACCAACGGCAGTGTTGTTGTTTGCGGTGGTGTTGGCAATTAAAGCATCCGCACCTACAGCCACATTGCTACTACCACTGCTGTTTGTTTGCAAAGCAGCAACACCAACCGCAGTGTTAACTAGGCCTGTTGAGTTAGTTAACAAGGAATAATAACCAACAGCCGTGTTGTGATAACCCGTTGTATTGCTATATAAAGAGGCATAACCAACAGCCGAATTATTGTATCCAGTGGTGTTTAAAAGAAGTGTGTCACCACCTACCGCCGTGTTCTTAGCACCTGTCGTAGTATCACGCAAAGCACGATAGCCAATACCAGTGTTTTCTGTAGCAGTAGTGTTGTTCTTAACAGCGTGTCTGCCAACCGCTGTTATGCGGCCTGTGGTATTACTGTACCCTGCTTGAAAACCAACAGCAGTGCTTTCTACGCCACCTATATTGCCTTGCAAAGCTTCTCTACCAACAGCAGTATTTTCAGAACCTGTGGTGTTGTTTGTTAAAGTATAAGCTCCAACGGCAGTGTTGTTACTTGCGGTGGTGTTTGCATCAAGGGCGGAACCCCCAATAGCAACATTGTTTGCGCCAGTAGTGTTTACCTTTAGTGCAGAATGACCAACCGCAGTGTTAAGATTTGCCGTAGTGTTCTGTGATAAAGCCAAATAACCCAAGCCAACATTACTTGTTCCAGATGTATTTTGATACATCGCAGCATAGCCAACCGCAGTGTTGGCATTGGCAGTGTTGTCTTCTAGTGCCTGTTGGCCTACCGCTACATTATCGTTGCCTGTGGTGTTAGATTGTAAGGCACGAAAACCTACACCAACATTAGACGCTCCAGTTGTATTTGCGCCTAAAGCATTATAGCCCCCCGCAAAGTTACTTGCTCCTGTAGTGTTTTGGGCTAAAGTATAGGTTCCAATGCCGGTATTAGAAGCACCTGTTGTGTTTGTATACAGTGACTGATAACCCACTGCCGTGCTGTTGTTTGCGGTGGTGTTTGAACCCAGCGCATCCATACCAACTGCCGTGTTGCTTGCCCCAGAAGTATTGGCAGCAAAAGCACCTGCACCAACACCAGTGTTGTTAGCACCTGTAGAACTTTGTAAAACAGAAGCACCAACTGCCGTGTTGTTATTTGATGTTACATTGGCCTTTAAGGCATCTCTACCCATTGCCGTATTGCTAGACCCACTTGTATTTGCAGTCAGGGCATCATTACCGATAGCGGTATTGTGATTGCCAGATGTCAGGCTATCAAGCGCAGTATCACCCAAACCCACGTTGTTTGTCCCAACAGGATAGTTGCCGTCCAGCTTGATTGTGCCGCCGTCAACACTAAGATTGCCAGTAATCGTTGTAGTACCGACTGCCTGAATATCGTCGAGATAAGCAGTCCCGTCCAAATACATGTCCTTGAACTGTACAGATGCTGTACCGATGTCTAGGGTATTGGTGGTCTTCGGCTTGATTTCTGTGGCACTTGCAATGAAATCTTGAACCGGACCCAAGACGGTAATAGGCGCACCTTCTGCTGCCGTGCCATCGTGGGTGTGGCCCGTTGTTTCATTAAATGCAGATTCTACCGCATCGAACTCTCCATCGAGGTCCGAAGCATTGATGACGTTTCCATCTGCAATATTGTTTAGGGTGTCATTCCTTGTGTAGCCTGTACCCATAGTGGTATCCTTCCGTTATCGCCGCCCGTAAGTGCCATATTCGAGCGTCAAAGCATCTAAAGAGTGTGGTGGGTTCGTTGAGTTGGTTCGAAACTGTATCGAAACCACGTATCCAGAACCTACAGTTTGGTTTTCGAACAGTCTTTGTATTCTGCCGCCGTACGTTCCGGTTCCAAAAATACTCGTCCCGTAAAATGCGGGAGCACTAGCTGCCGCCGTGTTATTAAAAGTGAAACCGGGAGGTTGAATAACCCCAGTTTCATCGAAGTCGAACAGCAGGTTTACGTCTGATTGCATACTTCCCTGCGGGTCCGTATAAAGAAACATCTTGTATATAGTCTTACGAATACGTGGGTCGTTGATTGGAATGTACGGGGTAGCAAAGGTCGAGTAAATATCGTTCCCGTCCAAGCTGTTCCCGGATTCCATCTGATATACATATCCGGTCTCATTTGCGAACACGATGGTTTCAATGTCAGCGTTCAAGTTGCTACTTGCAACGTACGCCTTGAACCCCCTCAGTTCCGCAAAATGTATTCCCTGCTCTACCTGCGAACCGATAATCCCCTGTGCAGAATCTGCAGAAAAGTTTGCGTTGTATCCCATCAAGCGATACTGGCTCTTCGGTCTGATTACAACACTGGCAAAGGATGTGTTGCGATTCACAAAGTTTGTTACGTTACCTTGAATAACCTTCGATATTACGGCTAAGTCAAAGTCTCCGACCTTTTCGGTTGCAGCCAAGCTACGGATACCGTCCGGTCCCAAGTAAAGTACGTCACCGCCAATTTCCTGAATCGTATCAGATTCAACACAGCCGGTGTCTAAAGTAATTGGTTGAAGTTGGAAATCTCCGATGGTATTGCCAACCAAGCGAAAAATAGTACGCTCACTAAATATTATAAGCTGTTCTCGAAAAATAATCAAGCCCGTAATTTGATTTCCTACATTTATTATTCCGCCGCCGGATGCTGCAGAGAAATCTGTGTAGGTGTATGGGGCTGTAAATATGAGGTTTGAGCCTTTTCCAAAGAAAAGCTGGTTCTTGAAATTGGCTACGTGGCCTGCTCCGTTACCGTCTGTAGGTATGTTATCTAATACCGTAAAGGTAGTTCCGTCGTATACGAACGGTGCGTTTACGCCGTCAACACCTACGAGATGGTCTACTCCTGCGTAGTTAAACTGTGCGAACCGGTGCTTTGCCATTCCTGAACGGTCTACAGACAGCATGGTAATTGCTGCGTCGTTCGCGGGACTGCTATTCAAAGCTGGGTCGATAGTCAGGGTTGCGGAACCACTGGTAACAGTCACGGGGGCTGTAATAGTATATACGAGGTCTACACCTGCAATGGTAAAGGTATCGCCAGATTGTGGTGTTCCGGTGAGACCGTCTACAACGAGGCTCGTTCCGGTTTGCGAACCACCATCTACAAGAATTGTTCCATAGTTGGGGGTGTTTACTTTTGTCCACCCAGAACCTGTAGACCTGAACAGGTCAGCATTCCGTGCCGCAAGAACAAAGCTTTCAAAGGTTGTAACCCCCTGAACGATGCCGTCCCCCGCTGTGAACGTAACTGCGGCTTGGTCTGCAGGGCTACTTGCAAGGGAACCTGTCAAGGTTAGGGTTACCCGCTTGTTCGTAGAGTCGAAGCTAACACCACCAGATGCAATCGTGTAAGTTCCGGTAACCCCATCAATTGTAAAGGTGTCCCCTACGTCAGGGGCAAAAAAGATGTTGCCCAAGATGAGGGTAGTGCCAGTTTGCGAACCGCCGTGAACCAGCGGCGTACCATAAGGGGGAACCACTGCTGGGTCGTACTTGTCGTACCCCAAGACTGAACGGTAGCCACCTTCGATAGACGGTTCGTAATTACGAAGGATGCGAGCCGACCCCGGAGCATTCATACCGTGCTGCAACGGGGACAGGTTCGTTAAAAGGCCACCTTTAAATTCGATGGCGTATGTTTGCCAACGGTCCGGCATACTCTACGATGCTCTCATGTAAACGTTTTCGTTGACAGTCACGGTTCTCATTTGTTTAATACCCTCGTCAAACTTACGTTGTGATACAGAAGCCATCTCAATGTTGTCACGGAACATGTAGGCATAGTACATGGCACCGTCGATAATAACGTGGCGGAACCGTTCTGGAATTGTTGGGACATCCGTTGCAAGAATCAAATCAACAGGGTCTACAAAATATTCGAAGTCTACCTGATAGGCTTTATCGGGCATAGGAACCACGCCCCACTCACCATTCTGTGTGCGGAACACGAACTGAGGAACTGCACCTTTACTAACGTCTGTCTCATCCTCTTGATCGATGTAACGGTCAACATATTCATCGTAAGTTAGCTGAGTTAGGTGTTCTGCACGTCCAACGCCCAAAGCAGTATCTCTACGAACCCGATAGGTGTCAAAATCCACGTACTTGGCTTGGCTTGGAATAGGGTAGCGGGTAACACCAGCAGTCAAGGTTTGCTGATAGGTATTGTGATTGAAGGGCCAGCCAAAATGTGCCTGATTTACGTGGCGAATAGCAGAGTTCACTGATTCTTTAATTGCGCTGTAAAACCCTGCGGCTGTAGCAAAGTTCGCAGAGGTTAGCTGTGTTTCGTTTAACCGTTTAGCAACATCGTTAGTCAAGCTGAGATAATCATATGCCATCGTTACCGTGTCCTTACTTTTAAGTTAACCGAACGAATTGCCGTACTGCCAGTGGTATCGGTCATGGTACAGTAGAACGTGTAGTTTTGCGTATTTATACCACTACCAATATTAATTGTGGCTACTGTGGCTGTCTGGGATTGTGCAACGTTTTGAATACTGTCTGTCACGGCTCCGCCAGATGCCGTTGTTAAGTCTTGACCGGCAGCAAGAACGGTTCGTGTTGGATAATCATCAGTCTCTACAGACCACACAACTGCAGAGATAGTTGCAGAGGTTCCCAAAAAGCGAGACCAGTCCATGCTGTAGTCTAGGGTTTCTCCGGGGTCTTTAAAGGGCCATTTGTATGACATGGGTTACTCCACGTAAACTGTTCGTGTGTAGCTGTTCCCGATGCTTTCGATGTGAACAACTCGTGTTTCTTGAGGTATGTTAACTGTTCGTTCGTAGGTGGTTAAAGCCATTATGCTGCCCTATCTATAGATACCATGCGACGTCTGTCATATAGTTCGCGAACCGCGTTGAAATCGAACACAACTGCTGTCGTTGTCAGGGTGCCTACGGTGCTCGTTGCGGCTGTACTATCTAATGCTTCGAGGACGTGAACTGTGACGCTTCCGACTGCACCTGTGGCTGCAACGCCTGTCGTTATTCTTTCGGTAGGCTGGTCCTCTACACCACCACAAGCTATTGTTCCTTGAACGCCTGTTAGTGTAACAGAGAAGCTAACAACCGGCTGTGGTGTTCCGATGAATCCGGTAGCTGACACACCTGCCAGAACTTCAGCTATGTTAACCTGTACAGTTCCTGCTGCGCCTGTTGCACTGACACTGTTCAGAACTTCGGTAGGCTTTTCTTCTACGGTATTTACAGAACCAGTTGCCTGAACCCCTGTTAGCGTAACGGTATTACTGTGTTCCAGTATACCTATGCTTCCTGAAGCACTAACACCACTTACTTTTTCTGTGATGTTGGGTTGGACTGTACCTGCCGCGCCGGTTGCTGCTACGCTGCCCAGCCGTTCAGAGATATCTACTTCGAACCCGCCTGCAACTAAAGGGGCTATCGAACCAGTTGCAGAAACACCAGCTATGCTGGCTGCGACGTTTACCTCACCGTACCGCGACGCTCCGTAGATACCTACGCCGTATCGTGCTGACTGTGCTATAATAGCCACAGCCGTCTACCTACGCTATGCGAATAACAGCGTTACTTGCATCTGCTACAGGAAACTCAATAGTCAGGTCACCAGCCGTAGCACTAACAGTACCACCAAAATCAATTACGCAAATTGCTTTGTTAGCTTGTGATGTATTGTAGATGATACAGCCATCTGCAGATACAGTGACGTTGTTGAACACCTCATCGGTGAAATCGACGATTGCAGTTGAACCAGACAGTGAAATAGCTGCTCCGTCAAGCTGTTGACCACCGGCAGTATAGTTAGTTCCACTGGCTTCGTCAGAGTTGCCGGTTACATCTGAATAGTTGGTTGTGCTGGCGTTGTATGTGCCAGTAGGGGTGGCTTTGATTAGAGCAAGCTTGAGAACGTCTGTATCCAAATCATGGACACCGCCAAGAAGTTCTTGCTTGAAGCTGTTACACATCGCAGTTGTAATTGCCATGATTTGTGTCTCCTAGTTAAAGTGAAGTCTCGAAGTATTCTTCTAATGCGATTGAGATATTTACCGCGCTATTTGCGCTGGCTAATCCGCGAACCTTATCGCCGGGGTGCAGATATAAAGGATAGTCTGTAATTTGAAGCAATGAGTTTGCGGGAAGTTCGACTGTTTCAGCAAGGGTGTGGTAGGTCGTGGTTGATGTCTCATACCAATCCAAGCTAAACGTAATTAGCGAACTAGAGGCATTGTTGATATAGATGCTGTTCACATCACAAGTGAACCGTGCGGGGACGGTATAAACGTCCTGATTTGCCGTTGTGAGTTCGAGGGCAAGGGTGCGTCTTTTACGTTCTGCCATATTAGTCGTCCTTCAAAATACCTTCGCCAAATACATTCATTTCATGTGTTCCTGTTTGAGTACGAAGTTGAAACTGAATGTCTGTCTTTTCAGCGTATTTAAAAGGTAGTCTTCGTTGAATATTCATATTACCTTCAAACGTAGTTCTAGCCACTACATACGTAGCACCCGTATTGTATTGCACATAATTCCTAAAAATAGCAGGTTTTGCTGCTGTACTGTCGTTTGAAAAAGCATCAATGCGATACAAGAAAAAACATTTACCTGCAGGTACTGTGTAAATACTTGCTTGATTACGGCCTACACCTGCAATTATCTTGGCATAAGTCGTGCCGCCATTTGATATAGTTATATTGCCTACGTTTGCACCTGTAGCCTTTGTAAATATAACATCGTTGATTCTAAAAAATCCCGTAGTTGTTACGGGTGCTGTTGCATTGTTACAGGTTACAGTTTCGCTGATTACATTGTAATTAATGTCAAGCCCAATGATGGTTACTGTGCCGCCATCATCTGATGCAGATGCAGATGTGACTGTCATGGTTAATGCTGAAGCAGGATATGTGTAAACAGTGGTATTTTCCCATAGAGGAATAAATGATGTAGTTGTAGAAGCTTGCCACCCAAATATGTTGCGAACTTCTTGATTGCCCAGTCTACCTTCAGCAACTAACTGCTCATACGTTTCTGCGCGAGGTGGATACGAGGTGATGGACATCTAAGTTACTTTTCTATGAGGACGTACTTTTTTAGCGATTTTCTTTGGTTGTTTGGCGACTTGCTTACCAGCTTTAGTTGCTCTTCTTTTAGCAGCAGTGGTTGCCGCATATTCTTTCTTCGACAACGCCTTGATTGCTTTTTCCGGTAGATAACGTTCTCCGGTTGCTTTGGGTCCCTGTGTGGATGGCTTTCCACTTGCGGTTCTCCATTTTTGTTTAGTCCAAGCCTTGAGGCTTCGCTGGGGGGCGCGGGGAGCCATCTTATTTCTTCCAGTTGAACACGTCGCGGTGCTTCTTCCAAAACCAGTTACCAATTTTAGTAAAAGGCTTGCCGGTATTTAGCAAACCCAATGCAAGGTATTTAATAAAAATCAATGTCATCTTCGATCTCAAAGACTGCGTTGAGCTTTTGATTTGCGTCAACCCATTCTGCCAGAGCAGCATCGAGCCGTCCCAGATCGGTTGTACAATGTTTAAAAGTGTATTCAGCATTCTTTTTTTGTGCCTCGTACTTGTGTCTCAGGGCGTCTATAGCAAGAGTTCGCATGTATTCTCCTCTAAGCTATAGTATAGAAGAAAAACCGACGTTTGTCAAACGTTTTGTATGATTAGCCAGAGAATGGGTAGAGTTAAAGCGACGAACAGGGCAATTATCCCAAACATAAATATATTGTAGATTAGCTGGTCTCGCTCTTGGGCTAGTCGTATCTGTTCCTCTTTTTGTTTTTTACGCAAGTCAGCTTGTATTCGAATGATGTCCTGCCACGCATTTACACCGTACTGTCCGATGATAAAGTTGCGGAGTTCGTTTTCCATCTGTTCAGCCTTCTTCTTGGCTGCAAATGTTTCGAGGGCTTCTTCTTCAACAGACCCGAACCGTCTGCCCTTCGCTTTGTTGTGTTCGTTCTTGACGGCGTGGATTGCGTTCATCCAGCGACCTAAATCGCCTGCCATCGACTCAACTTCTTTGCCTACCTCAAATCCTTTTTTGATTGCGCTGTAGGCTGTAGTAGCAATTCCGATAGCAGTGATTGGGTCCATTGTATCCTCATTTAGCTACGGGTTTGCAAACTGCTATTATCTTGAGTCGTTTTCCGTCTCCTATGGGAACAGACCGCTGGTTAGACAGCCGTTCCGCAAAGTATAAACATCTGTCAATATCTTTGAAACGTTGGGTTTGGTCGATCAGGGTTGCCCCCATGTAAACCGCAAGGGTAAACTCAATCACGGTATCCGCCGCCAGCCTTCTTATAAGCTACGGCTAACATCTGGGCTTTACGTGCTGACCACTGTCCGGGTTTGCCACCCTTGCTGCCAGCTTTAATTTGATTAAACAAACGCTTCCTCATGGTTGGCTTAGTGTAGTTGCCAGCTTCATTAACTCGACTTTTGCTCTTCGCTTTAGACTTCGCCGGTTTGCTAGTTTTTCTAACCCTGCCACCTTTCTTGAGTTCTTGTTCTTTCTCCACGCCTTTAAGTTTTCCGGCGTTGGCTGATGCGTAGAAGACTTGTTCACCCTTTTTACCCCCATAGGTTCGTTTCATGCTGTCCATGATCTTTTCGCCTTTAAGTGTTAGGGGCATTTAGGCTTGACTCTTCTCTGCATAGGATTTCATTTTTTTATGAATTTGTTTAACGAACGGAGTATTCCCTGTGTACTCGCCTTTTTCACCTTCTTTAAAAAGGATAGAAGGATTTTGAAGAGTAAAGGGTTGTATGTTGCGTTCGCGCTCTTTTCTTTTTTCTTCGGATTCTTGAGCACTACGAGGGGGGATGTATCTTTTCATCAGTCAAAGAATCCTTTCACGATCTCTATGCCTTTATCTAGGTAGCTTTTTTCTGCACTGCTTGCTGCCTTGCGACCTCTTAAATTTAAAGGCTTTTTGTCTTCGACCCAGTTTTGAAAAGCGTTACCAATAAAAACAGCTTCTTTACCATTAATAGTTCTAATGTTTGTTTTTGCCATTTTAAAATTCCCCTGCTTTCATGGCGTCTGAAAGTTTAACTGCTCTGTATTTTACCTGCGTTGCCCAGCGAGAATCCATCATCTCCATTCCTGCTAGATCAAACCGACCCTCGTGAATAGCATTCCACATATTCTTGAACTTGCACAGGCGGGGGACACCCATGTTAAAAGCCATGTCCATCAGGACTAGTTGACGAACAGAGTCTAAGTTTTCTACGCACGGATGAACTTTGCACAGTTCGTTCTCTACGATACGAATATCATTCATTGCAAGGTAACGAGCATCCGCTTCCGTAATACCGTGTTCATAGACAACCGCCATGCTGGGAATATCAATGTATTCTAATTCTTCTTTGGTGATACCCCTGTCTTTTAGGTTACGACCAATTCCGATAGTTTCGATGCCTAAACTGTCTTCGTACACAGTCAGGACCATACCTTCGTGTTCGATAAGCTTATCTAGGAAATGAGATGTGTTGTATTTCATCCAGTTTTACCTCGACTAATTATCTGCTCTATAGTTCTACCGCAGCCAGTGCAATACTTTCCTGCAGAATCTAATGTGCATATACCGACACACGGACTTTTAACTTTTGTTGTCGCTTTTGTGTTCATGGCCCATCCAAATCCCAAATACACCTGTCATTACACCCATTACCACACTGACGAAAGCACTCTGGGCAGCAGTAGGCGTGTCTAGTTCCATGAACCACTCAGCACATCGCCAAGACATGACAGTGCTTGCCAGCATCATGCAGCGAGGCAATATTTTCCAAGCAAGGAATTGTTCTACCGTAATCATTTCTTAGCAAAAAACTTTGTTGCTGCTCGTGTTCCGAAGCTTGCGCTTACAATAACACCAAGCGTGTATCGATAGTATTCAGGCATAGTTTCTAAAGCTGTAAAGCCATCAGTAACAATCTGCCGACCCCACTCTCCGCAAAAGGCTAAAATAAGCGGCACAGAAAACAAAATTGTTAGCCATTCGTCTTTCCACGAGGATGCAGAAGCATCTGCCATCTTCAAGTCCCAGTCGATTTCACCGGTAGCTTTCTTTTCCATGATGACAGCTTCAGCTTTTGCTTTGGCTACCTTTGCACCGGTTTCGGCTTTGGTCTTTTCAACCTTACCTTCTAGCCATGTTCCGGCTAGGTTTGAGATTGGTCCAATTAGGGCTGCTAACATTTCCACCTCTTACGGGCTTGACGCAGACGACTATTTGGATCGGCTGCTGCTTTAGGAAACTTCTTCATCTGTCCTGCAGAACGTGCACAGAAAGACTTGCGACGTTTAGCAGCCTTGCTTCCGGGTTTTACTTTGCCAGTAACAGCAGTCTTTAATTTACTACCGGGATTTTTTTTCTTATATTCTTTTACGCCTTTTGCAGTCATTCCTGCGCCAGACTTGGTAGGGCGATAGTTTGCACCTTTACCTGTCGTTGTTTTGCGTATCGGAGTTTCTTTTTTACGTGGCATAGTGGGTTTACCCCCGGCAAGGTTGCTTGCTTATATCATAAAATAAAAAAGGTGTCAAGGGGGCAAGTTTCCCTGCCCCCCGACAGTTAGTTAAGCGAGTGTGTCTACTACGCCACGAACAAGTGCTTCTGGACGCAGAACTTTGCGACCGAACACATGCAAGCCACGAACGATGTCACTGAAGGTGTCGGTTGAACGAACAACTTCTGTCTTTGCAATGTGTGAGGCAGTTGCTACTGCTGACATGTGACCAGCCAAGCAGATTGATTCGCCGTCTGCACCAGTTACACCAGTCATTGAAACGGCATCAGTTTGACCTGCTACCATTGCAGTTGACTTGTAGCAAGCGAAGCCAGCAATGTTGCCCTGCATAACAAGACCGTTACGCAGTGGTGAAGTACCGTCACCAGTTACCTGTACTTCTGAGAACTTTGCACCGGCTGCGAACAGCTTTGAGTAGAAAGCAGGAGAAGCTACGAACCAACGGTTCTCTTCAGGGACTGACTGCTCGTCAAGTTCTTTTGCCATTTCGAGCATCAGATTGACGGCGTTGTCGTAGGCGGTATGAATTGCAATTGGAGCCGCTGCTGTACCCAATGCAGTGTTGGTTGAAATTAAACCACCTGCAAGAGTTGCATCGTCGGCACCCGCAATTGCTGCACCATTGACCATTGACTGAAGAACGTTGCCGTCAAATTTGCGCTTCAAAGAGTATGCACCTGATGAGGTAGCAAGGGCTTCAAAGTTCACGTGTGACTGACGCTCTTCGATGTCGTCGATCTTGAACGCAAATGCGTTGGCCTGATCAACAACCATTGTTGTTTCGTCATCAGCAAGGTTTTGTGCGGCTACTGTTGCGCCACGAGTGTATGCTGAGACTGTGATTGTCGGCTCTTTGATGATCCGAACGGTGTCGCCGTAGTTATCAATTTCGCCAGCGTAGTCGGTGTTTGTGATGTCTTCAACAACCGAAGCGCGACGAAAGAACTTGAGAACTTTTTGGCTAAAAATTTCTGGTGTAAAGTTACCAGAAGGTAGGTTGGCGTAACCGCCAGCACTTGGAAATGCCATGATTCTATTCCTTCTTCATTTTTTGAGGTTTAAGATTTGTAGTCGATTCGCCCTTCAGCTCGCGCAGCATCCAATTCGCTTTCCAGCTTTTCGAACTCGTGCGGTTTCATTCGGGCAATTTGTGAAACTTTCCAAATCCGTTTATCTCCGTTTGCTTCAGACGAAATGTCTTTTGCTTTGGGTGACCGAATTACGGCTGCTGCCGCTTCATTAGATTTAGTCCGTTTCTTTGTTGAGATACCTTGATCTGCTTTGTACAAATCTAGGACTCGCGAGGCCCAACGAGCATCGGTATTGTTTTTGTAAATACCGTCAGCAATGCTTTCTGGTTGTTCGTCTAACCAAGCTAAGAACTTTTCATCCGCTTTAATTTCGTGAAAATCGGGATGATTGTTCGTAAGTTCACGGTATGCGCTTTGAACCTTGAGTTCCTTTTCACGCTCTCGAATCACTTCTAGTTCTTGTTCGAGTCCTGATGAACGCTCTTGCGCTTTCATTGTTGCGATAGTTTCCACAACGTCGAATACATCGGGGTACTCTTGCTTGAATCTTTCTAGTTCTTCGGGTGACTTTGGAAGAGAAATGTTCTGGCTTGCGGCTGCAGACTGCATTGCCTGTTCCATTTCTTGTTCACGCTGCTTGAAGGTTTGAACCTTTTCGTCGTAGTGACGTTTGAGATCGTCGTAACGCTTCTTGTAATCATGATCCTTTTCTTCGGACCCTTGTACAAAGGATGTTGCTTCTTTCTCTTTAGGCTGTTCTTCTTGCTGCGCTTCTACTTCAACAGTTTCGTCATCGTCATCTTGATATACGTCTTCACGATATCCTCCACGATACATCGTTTCACTGTTGACTGTTCCAAAGGAATCATTGGGTTTGTTTGCGCGGTGTCCGCGTACTTTTTGTTTTGCCATTGTTTTACCTCATGTTGCGGGGCCACATGGCTGTGGGTAGCCGCTCCGGTTGTGTCAGGGC